TGACGCCCAGGGTGCGTTACTAAACCAGTTAATTCTCATCTGTGTCCTCTCTCACAAGCCTCCAAAGGGCGCGGGGAAGCGGTGGGAGGAGGCACCGCTTGTCAGTCGTACGATCCTATCCCCGCGCATAAGTCAAACCTTAAGCCGCCTTGCCCGTGACGTAGGACATGACGATGAACGTACCAGCGGGAACAGTCCCGGAGGTCTGGTCATAGCCAATCCAGTAGTCATCGGCAACGTAAGCGGTTGAAATAGTCAGAGCGGCGGGAACGCCAGCAGCAGTGACAACCGTTCCGGCAAAACTGCCGATGGTGCCATTGACTGCCGGGGTGCCAGCATCGGTGCAGGTCACCAGCAGACCGCCAATGGCGGTGCCGGCACCTGGTCCCACAAGGTGGGCTTCCAGAACGGTGATGCCGCCGTACCCGTTGGGGACTTTCACCAGGGGCAGGTGGGTCGCGCCGTTATAGGAACCGAGCGAAAGTGTCGCGATATGAACGTCAGTCATTTCAGTTCTCCTTATGAAGTCGGAGCGGTGGCAGCGAAGGTCATCTTGACGCCCAAAGCAGGACGCCAGACACCATGCGCATACACGGCGGACATATTGAACTCGGTGCCGCGCCGGGAGGCGTTGCGCTCGGCTTCCACTTTGATGCCGCGCCGCCAGTCAATTGCCAGGGCAGTCGCAGGGAACACACCGCCGATAAAGTCGGAGTTGGTATCAGCAGCTGCAAACACCTGGTAGATGGGAACACCCATGAAGGTGGCAACCCAGCCGGTGCGGGTGATTTCCTCGGTCACACCAGGAGCCTGTGCCAGCGAAGAACCCGCAACGGATGCGGCTTTCGCAAGCACAGCCCACTGGTAGCCGTGAATCACGCAGGACAGCGGGACATTCGGGTTCTTGTTGGCGTTGCGTGCCTGTGCGATGGCAGCCGCGACGTAGCCCCAGGTGATGGCGGAACCGGACGCGCCGATGGAGCCACCGGAGAGGCTGGACAAGTCCCCGCACAAGTCGGATTCGACTTTTGCCAGGGCTGCCAGTGCCAGGTCGGTCTTTGCGTCAGCGATGATGTTTTCCGGCAGTTCGCTCTCCGCCCGAAGATCGGAAACGAAGTACTGCAAACCAATTTCACCAGGGGTGAGGGTTTGATCTGCGGTTGGCTTGAACGTAGTGGAATTCAGGTCTGTGTCTTCATCAATTGCGACAGCAGTGTTGCTACTGTAGTAGTAACCCACGCGCGGATTTCCACCGGACGAGTCCTGAAAGACTTTGATGAGACGCTGCATCGTGCCGCCCTCACGAACGGCAAAATACGCATCCTCTTGAATGTTGTTAGCGATAGCAGTTAAATCGCTATAAAGGTTGAGTGATGGCATGTTTTTACTCCTTGCCAGTTAAAATGCGCCGGAGCCGTTGATCTCGTGGTTCCGCTGGCTGGGTTGCAGCCCCCGGATTGGTGACAATGCCCGGCGATGGTTTGTTTGCAACAGGTTTGGGTAGTGCTTCCAGCATGGATTTCGCATCCGCTTCCATTTCCTCCGGTGTCTCACCGTGAATCCGGTCAGCCAATGCTGGGGGCAAACCCACGCTGGCAGCGACCTCTCGTCGCATCTGCGTCAGCGTTTGGTTCTTGACTTGCGCTTCCAGTTCTTCCAGGCGTTTGCGGGCTTTGTCCAGTTCGGACAGTTCCGCTTCCTCGCGCTTGCGCTTTTCCGCTTCCAGTTCGTCCGCAGTCTTGGCGCGCTTGGTAAGTTCCCGGTTCTCTTTGCGCAGTTTTTCGATAAGAGCCATAGCCCGGTCCCGGTCAAACTCGGTTTCGGGTGCGGCTTGTTCGGCTGCCGTCTCGGTAGCCTGTTCCACTGTCTCGGTGGATTTTGTTACTTCTTCCGTCATCTCGACTCCTTAAACAAAAACGGCGGCGGCTTGTGAGGATTGATTTCCTCGCAAGCCACCGCCTGAATTGGCGTTTGCCGCCCTTCCTGTACGGTATGCGTCTCGCCTCCCGTACAGTGTTATTTGACTGTTGTTATAATAGCACGTTTCTATTGTTTATACAAGTAGTGTGCTTGTCATTCTGGTATATTGCCACTAGTAGCGATAAACCAGACTAACAAATATTCCCCCATTAAACGCAAAAGGCAGCGGGCTTTTACACTCACTGCCTTTTGCTGTGCTCCCTTCGGCATCCCGCCTTATAGCACTTGGGAGGATTCTGAATCGCTATTTTTCACAGCATCCACGTCAATGACGTGATTCATACACCTCTAAACTCAATACATGAGTTATAACATAAATTATAACATTATTTACAAGTGAATACAATACACCAATATCAGGATGCCTCCTGGTTGGGCTTTTCCGTGCCGTCCTCATCGTAGAGGTGGATCAGCCCGGCGGGTGGAAGCCCCTGCCGCTTTGCTTCAGCCCGGATCAGCTCACGCAAAAGCCCGCTTTGGGTCCGCTGTTCGCGCTGCATCATGATTCGAAGCAGCCGCTTTTCGTCCTCTGTTATCCTGAAGTGTATGAAATTCTTTCTCTGTGCCATAATTCTCCTCCTTACGCAAACATTAGTTTTACTTTTCTTGTTTGTTTATCCCGCACCGGCGTTCTATCGCCGCTACGATTGCCAGTAATGCCGCCCGGATCGCCAGCCAGAACAGTCGTTCCTCCTCACTCATCCCGCACCAGGTCTTTCAGGGGCGTTTCAGTGCGCATGTGTCCAAATACGGTGTCATCTGTTTGCCTCGATAATGCCCCAAACTCGAATTTACCGTCCTGCCAGGCGGCATGACGCCGCCCCCCCATCATCTCCCGTTGCCGTTGTTCGGACTGTTCCCGGAACCAGGTTTCCCCGCTTTTCTCCACCGGGTTGCCAAAGACGGTCAAAGGCAGTGCCACACATCGCCCGTTCCAGTGGTCGTCCAGCGGTTCATCAATGGGGTGTTCTGTGCCGTGCATGGATACGCAGGACAGGCAGGTGTCGCTGTCCAGTTCGGCGTACCATATCCAGCCTTTTACCACGTCTCCGTTAGCTGCATACGTTGCCCGGCTTGCCTCCCGGTGCGCCCACAGCATGGCGGTTCTTGCCGTTTTCATGCTGCTTGTCAATTGCATGCCCCAGGTGCGGGTGAGGATGCCGGCGATCTGCGTTGGGTTGCGCCCCTGGGCGATGCCCTGTACCAGCGCGCTGGCAATCTCCGGGGCGTGTTCGGAGATGCCGGCAATTCCCTTGTATAGCGGGCTGTCGTCCGACAGGAAGCCCAGCATGGTTTTAATTGCCCCGCTTGGCAGGCGCATGAAGCCGGTGCTGATTTTCGTCTCCCCGGATGCCAGGATGCTGATGTAATTCCCGGCGTTCCTGCGCCCGGTGTCAATGCCCAGGTCTGCAAGCTGCCGGGTGATGTCCCTAGTCAGGGCTTCCATGTCGCGCAGTTCCACGCCGATCTGCGATAGCATGGAACGGTATTGCCCCAGCCGGGTGACTTCCCCCATTGTCAGGTCACGCCCGGCGGTTTCCAGCAGCAGGGCGTTGAGTTTGCCTTCTATGCGCTTGTATGCGTCATGGTATGCCCGCGCCAGCCGTGCGAGTGCTGCGGCGTCCTGCCGTTCCAGGGCTGCCTGGTATTGGGCGGCGGCTGACAGCACGTCCGGGAGATATGGCATTTACTGTCCTCCCTGGTTGAACAGCCGCAGAACAGCCGCACCCACATTGTCACCGGCGACGGCTTCCTCCTGCATCCGTTCCTGTTCGCTTTTCCAGTCATAGCCCCGCCGTTCACTGGCGGTCTGCTTGCTGACAAGCCCATTCCCCAGGTCGGAAGTCAGGACATTGATCTCCTCTTGCACGTTGGTGGGGAGGATGTCGGACCATACCACGTCCCCAGGGTCGGGGTTCATGCCGTTCATGGTCAGCACCCGGCGGTTGATTTCCCGCAGGGCTTCACCGAACAGCAGCCGCTTGGTGTTGGTCTTGGCAATGAAGTCAGAATACAGCACCCGCAGCCCGAAGTTGGTGAGTGCGCCGATTTTGTCCTGGAGGCTGTCAATGTCCACCGTGCGGGTAATGTCAAACAATGCCTGGCGCACGAATACTAGGAATTGCATGGACCCGGCAAGGTCACCCAGTTGTTCCAATTGGCGAATGTCCCCGTCTTTGCTGACGGATACCATTTCATCGGGTCCGACACGCAGTTTGTCGGTTGCACCCAGTCCCACGCCATAGCGCATCGGGTGTCCATAATAGCGGATGATCTTATTGAGGTTGCTGGCAAGGTAGTTCATGCGATCCTGGACGGCGATCACGTCATCGGTCAGGTCTGGCTCGCCCGCAGCGTCATAGGGGTTCGGCAAGTTCTGCCAGTGGACAATCGGCGGAAAGTCGTAGCCCCACATATCGCGGGCGACTTCAATCCACCGCCCGCCGTAGCCGTGCATTTCTTCGGATACAATTTCCCAGCCGTTTTCGGTGATCTGGATGGTCTCACGGCGGGTCAGGGTCTTGTTGTCCAGCCCTTCCACCTGGTACTCGATGAGATACCGCCATACCATGTCTTTGTCTTCCGGCAGGGCGTCCATGACAATAAATCCAGGGTTGAGTACCACCAGGCGGGGGTAGGTGTTGCCGTCCTCGCCAACGATACCGTCCGGGATAATGCGGATGTACCCGGTGCCTCCATCGGCAGCCGCCATGAGTGCGGACAACAGCAGCCGTTCTTTCTGGTTGGCTTTCCAGACCGCCTCAATGTATGCATCCTCCGGTGTGTCCCCTTCACCGGGCAGGTCAAATTCAATCCCGTCACCAATCACCGCACTAATGCCGCGATCCACAATCAGCCCGGTGAAGTTCACGGTCATGTTATCATCCGGCTGCCCTGGCTTCACCCCCATCTGCCGCCGTTGCTTGCCATAGCGATAATTGACCGTAGTGCGAACGTCCGCCAGCTTGCCAGCAATCCGCTCCGATAGCTGGTAAGATAATTTCTCAATCCAAGTGTCAAATATACTCATCTTTCACCATCCTGCAAAAGGGTCATCAATCACAGTGATTGGCGGATTGCCCGCCACCATATCCCACGCCATAGCTAACGCCATAACGGTATCATCGTGCATC